TTGCTGCCGCTGACCGCCGTGACCGTCCACGTCCCGGCGGAGGGGATAACGAACAGCGCCTTGCCGGTGGTGTCTTTTGCCGTCAGCGTCTTCACGCCATCAGTGCAAGTGCAGGTTGAACCGGTGGGGTATGTGACTCCGATGACGGCGTAGACTTTGGCGCTGCTGCCGCCCCTGCGCGTTATAAAAGCTTCACCCACTACTTTCTCACCACCTTAATTTGAATGGCGATATCAACAGTCGGCTTTTCTGCCGCATAGACCGTGAGTTTATTTTCAGCCGTGACCATTCGATAAATGTTCGCAAATGCTTCAATTTCAGTTTCTGCGGTCTCGAAAGCGCTTGATGCGATCATGTCAACGAAAGGATTGTCATCGGCGGTCAGGCCGGTTACAGTGACATCGTTTGTGTATGGTGTCGCGTCGCCCGTCCATCCTGCGGCGGTTATCGTTGCGGTAAAAGTCTGTGACACTGCGCCGTCTGCAATCTTAGGTGCCGTCACAGAGCCGTTTGCAAGGCTATCAGCACCAATGCTCCCCGCGGTTATGCCACCGGTTGCATTGGTGATACCGCGTCCGTTACCGCCATTGACTATGATCGTTGCAATGGGAATCGTCACCGCCGCCGTCGGCTTTTCTTTAGCCCATATCTCAAGATAGCCGTCAAATGAGAACGACAGCGGCGCGAAATTGCCGCTCACTGCGTCGCCCTGGTTGAATGCCACTATCGGGAAATCGTCTCCCGTCGCGCCGCTGACCGTGATCTGTGCTTTATAGCTGTATCCCGCGAGGGATGAGGTATCCTGCGTCCACGCCGATACGGCTATCACCTGATTCTCGACATATTGCGCGGAGATATCCGCTGCGCGGATTTGGCCGTAGTTTACCCATTCATTACGTAGGCCGTCGAATATGTACAGGTTATAGGGTGTAATCGCGCCCACGCTGTAAGCGTCGCCGACATTCTGCGGTGCGGATGCCTGCAACGCGGCAACTGTATCAAAATGACCTAATATTTTAAGAATGCTGCCAAACGGCACAGCACCGATGTTTTCGCGTGCCTGAGCTTTCTGAGATTCAGACAGACCCTGTTCAGTGTTGAATCTGACTGCGCCTGTCAAGGTGTCGTCTATTTCCTGTGGCAGCTGAGATAGTGCGAAATATGCCACTGTGTTTGTCGCCATGTTTCCACCGCCTTAATAGTAAATTATGAGGCATCCTTTATAACCGGCGGTTCCGGCGCTGCCTTTGCCGCCGTTGCCGGGGATGTTGGATTCTTCGTGTGACCATGTGGAGATTAACACCGTATAAACGTCATTCCACCAGTAATGATTTGACGCTCCGCCACCGCCTCCGCCACCGGAACCGCCGTTGCCGCCAGAGCCATAAAGCTCGACAGTTGGCTGCGTCTCTGTGGCGTCCGCACCCGCGCCACCTGTAGGCCATTCAAAGTCCTCGTTTCCGCCTGTAAGGTCTGTTGCATCGTGGCCATTCGCCCCGGCAGCAGCTCCGCCGCCGCCGTTGCCGCCGAAACGCCATGTCATGTTTTCATGATATACGCTTGAATAGCTACGCGCTCTAACAGCCTGCATCTTTCCGCCCTTTCCGCCCTTGTATGTAGTGCCGTCATATTCAAGGTCACTGCCATTGGTGGCTTTTTGCGGCGAAGCACCCACAGCCGGGTTACAGCCGCCTTTACCGCCGTCTGCGCCATCAACGCCGTCGTTGCCGGGCAGTGCGTAGACCGCCCCGGAAAATACTTCAACGAAACCAGACCTTGAAGCGTTGCCATTTGCCGATGAATACATATCATCGGCGGCGTAGAGTACGGTGTTCCCGTCGATGTTTTTATACCGAATGAACGCGAGATTTTTACAGTCGATAGTTGCAGAGTACACCTTACCGCCTGCGCCGCCTTTGCCGCCTTTGCCTCCAGCGCCACCGGGACCGCCCTCGCTGTCATTACCGTAGCCGCCTGTCTCACCATCTTCGCCGCTCGCGCCGTCCGACCCACGGCCGATCAGAACGCAGCGGATCTGCGGGACGTCTTTCTCGTAGACGCTGTCCGGGATGTCCCAGCGCTGTTCTGTATCCGTCAGTTCGAGGATAGCCCGCTTGTTGAAAGCTGTGCCCTCAGCTACCGGCATGTAGTCCTGAATCCATTCACATTCAGCCCTCAAAAAGCTTGAAACCATGGTGGACTTCTTAGCGAGAAAAGCGTTCGTCGGCTCGTGGAAAGCATTCTCGAAGCTGTATCTCTTGCCGGTCGTTTCGCCGTCGACGATTATCGAATTCTGAACAGTCGTCGCGTGGAAGTAGTAGGCTGACAGTCTCGCAAGCACGCTCTCAGAATTAGCCACCGTTACCAGTGTCGCTTCCTCGACGGTGACGATCTTCTCGGTCAGGGCATCTCCATTGTCAGCGGTCAGCCGCTTTACTGTGTGTACATAAGGCTTGCCCTTTAGGATTCCCGTGCCAGATATCACAGCAAAGTTGGTTCCGGATGAACTGATCGTGAGGTCGCCGCCCTCCTCTACCATCAACGACGGTGCATATATGGGCTTGTCAAATGTCACGAGCACGTTCTCTACAGTCTCGGCCTGCGTGTCGTACAACACTTCGTATTCCGTCGTTGAAAGATAGTGGTATCCGTGTTCAAGCACCTCGACCCTTGAAGCGGGTTCGCCGTAGACAACGCTGCCGCCGTTGAATACGCGGCTGCTCGGTATCTTCTGTGAGTCTATGGCCTTGAGGAACGTGAACAGCATCCCGCCCGTGTCCGACCGTGTGATCGTCACTCCGTAGGCGACAAGCAGCTGATGCAGATTCCTGCGGCGAGTGGAGTACGGCAGCCAGCCGAACACCTGAAGCTCCGCGACATCCGGCTCGATATCGTAGGTGTATTCGTTACCCATGATCTCCGCCGCTACCGCGTCGAAGCGCTGTCCGGTATAGATGCCGCCCTTGCTGCGCTGCCGGTTCATCAGGCCAACAGCGGACATACAGTTGATCTTGAACAGGTTCTTCCCCTGCCGGTCGACTGTGTTACAGTAGAACAATCCGTTGATCTTACCGTCAACGTAGAACCTGACCGGCGTCCCGTAGGGGATGTTTCGAATGTCGTAATTATATCGACTGCAGAGGACGTAGCCGTCCGCAGATATAAGCCCGTTGTAATTTTCCTGATCTGCTGGGGTGAGGATGTACTGGATCAGCAGGTTGTAGCTGACGACTGGAACGAACTGATCTATAAACAGCTCATCGCCGATCAGTGAGACTGCCGTCTCTTCGGTCACGTTTTTAATGCTGTCGTTATAAAAGGTCAGGATCGGCGCATCCTCATCGCCGATCACTACTTTGTTCGGGATAGCTCTCATAATGGGCTTCTCCCCTCAAACGTTATGGTGCTTGCGAACCAGTAGTCTTTCCCATCGGTGCCCGTCAGCCTGTGACCGGCCTGTATATCGCTGTATATCGTCTCGATGGTTTTATAAGCCCGCTCGCGGAGGTCGAAGTAATACAGCTGCGCGTAGTCATTCTTATAAAGGCTCGCGATGAACGCAGACAGCTTATCTTCGTCGACCGGCATGAAACCGAACGTCACTACCGGTCTAATCGCTATGACGTCCTCGGTGGTGCTCCCGTCGAGCATATCGCCGCTGGCGTCGCCCATGATCTTCTTGTAAGTCACAGAATACCCGTAACGGGTAAAAATCGAGGAGCAGTCTATGTTGTTCACTTTGATTTCCTTGTTCATAGCCCGCTCCTCCTTAAGCCTTGATCAGTTGGTCTCCGTGGTAGACCGCCTCTTTGAGTATGTATTTGTAAGTCTTCTTGGCCACGGTCGCGCCGTCAAGCTCGGTCTTCAATTCGAGGTTGAGAGCAATCGGCTGCATGGCGGCAGCGTTTCCCGCTCCACCCTTGCGCCAATTATCCGCCTCGCGCGACGTGAGCACAGCCTCGCCGCGGTGAAGCACTGCGGGATATCCGTTATAGGGTACGTAATCCAGGCCGCCTGCGTGGCCTCTGCCGCCGCCTGTGGAAGCGCCAATGCTCGACAAGGCGTTGTTTATCCTTGCCGCAGCTGTGCTGGCAATGCTCTCAGCAACAGCGTAAACGTCGCTGCTTTTGAACCACATGCCATTGATGAACTGCTGCATGGCCGACTCTCCTGCGCTCTGAAACTCGCCAGAGTACACCGCAGTTTTTACCGCTTCCGCGGTGCGCGATGCGACGTCGGTGCCGGCTTCTTCCGCGCTGGTGTCGTCATTCATTGCTTGGGCGATCTGCGTCGCTGGGTTTTCCGCATCCGCCGGACTGCCGATAGCTGTGCGGAATGCGTTTTTCGCTGCTTCGCCGCCTTCTGTCCAAAGCCTGATAAGCTCCGCAAGCCCTTCTTCACTGCCTGCGTTCGCTTCGGCCAGCATAGAAACGACACCTGCATACATCTCGGGGCCACCTGCAAAGAGCATATCGGCCAGCTCCTGCGGCAGCACGCCGACAAGCTGCGCCATGTTTTCCGAAAACTGGTTCGTGGCGTCGATATTGTGTTGCATATTCTCAAGCGCCTGTGCGTACGACAGCTCGCTCTCGGTGTTGATCTGTGAGAACATATTCGTCGCCGCGCTTGTGTAGGTGCTGAGAAGCTCTGTCGCTTCTTCGACCGTCATATTCACGCCGGTGAGCTCCACAGAAAAACCGTTTGCGCTGACCGTCATTTTATTAAGGCCGTCAGCCGCAGCGTTCGCCGCATTCGCTACGTCCGCCTGTTTGGCTTCCATTTCCTCAAGCTGCGCCGTCGCCCGCTCGATTTCAGCGCCTTTCAGCCCCAGCGCCTCGCCCTTGGACACTTCATCCATGCTGGAGTTCAGGATAGCGTCATAGGAGCGCTTCATGGCTTCAAGCTGCTTCCGGGCTTCTTCGATGTCATCCGTATCAATCGGATGCTCCATCTTGTCGACGACCCGTGCCCACTTCTCGGTAAGGTTTGCAGCTCCTGCTACGAGTTTTTCTGTGAGCCCGAGTATGTCCTGCATCGCGGGCGCTAAGATAGTACTGAGCGCCGTCTTCAGCCGTGAGGTCTGCTCGCCGACTTTTGCCTGCGCGCTCTGCAGCCTGAGCTGGCTCTCTCGCGCCGCAATGACCGCCGCATTATTTTCATACATCGCCGACGCAGCATCGTTGTACTTCCCGGCCAGTGTGTCGGTAATCAGTGCTGTGCGCTCCTGCGTATCTGCGCACTGTGAAAGCTTAATGTTGAAATCGTCTTCTGAAATGCCGACCCAGTTAAGGGCATCGGCAAGGACACCCGTGACCTGGCCGACCTTCGCCGTCTCGTTGGAAGCTTCAATAAGCCCCTCTATAGGGAGAGAGTCGCCGAAGGTGCCGTTGACACCCGCCGCAATTGTCGTCCACCGGCTCAGTTCCTGCTGATTCGTGGACAGCCTTGCAAGCAGCTGCGAGGCTTCTGTGGCCGTATCGACATCACCAAGGATTTTATAAAACTCGGTAAATGTTCCTTTGGCCACCGCGCTGGAATAACCTACTGTCTGGAACGCCGTGTTGAGTTTGCCCATAGCAACGCGGAAATCCTCTGTCGATTCATCGAGGTTCCAGATTGCTTCCGCCGCGCCCTTTACAGTATTCCATACTCCTTCAATAGCTGACGCTATCAGGCTACCTTTTGCTGCTGCTTCGGTGAACTTTCCCGCGAGATCGTCCAGCCCGCCCGCAGCGTCACCGCTTTCGTCTCCGACGTCCTTAATGCCGTCTGCTGCTTGCCCCATTGCCGAGTCTGCCTGCTTTGCTTCAGTACCGGCATCGCTAACTGCGTCAGCCATCTTGTCGACTGCCGCATCCGCTTTCTCGGAATCGCTTTTCATGTCCTTTGTCGCGTCGCCAAAGTTGTCAACGGATTTCGCCGCTTTGTCGAGGTCACTATCGAAGTTTCCCGTGTTGACACTCAGTTTTGCAAATAATTCAAATACGTTCACGGGTTACTCCTCTCCGCGTATTTTTGCCCACACGCGTTTGACAATCTCTTGCGGGTCAATGTCCGTTTCCGCAGGCCCCGGCGCTATCGTCTCGCTGTACCGCTTGGACAAGTGCATATTGTTCCCTCGGTCCAGCGCATACAGGGCGTCAGCAATGTAATGCCGGTATATTTCATCATCGCTATGCTTCTTGTATCTGGCCTGTGCGTATCGGCTTATAAGCTTCAGGTCTGATGGGCCTTTATATTCTCCTGCGCAGAGCCAGAACGTATTTCTGCACTCCGCGCCTGAATAAAAAAAGCTTTCCACACCGGATCTGAAATAAGGTCTGCCCAGTCACTCAGCGCCTGAGCATAGCTCAGGGTTGCTTTGTATTCTTCAGGCGTGGTCTCGTAGCAGACGGCCATGATGGCCGCAAAATCATCCTCATGCTTGCTGAGGATTTTGAAAAGCTGCTGGAGCATATAGGACTTCTCGTCGCGGCCTTCGGGGCAGTGCTCCTTCTTGTACAGTTCCCGCGTTTCCGCGTCCTCGGCGATATTGCATATCGGGTCGATGATAGTGGCAAAGGCGCTTATCGCGCCCTTGCCTTTAATTTCTGAAAGCTTCCTCATATCAACCGCCCGTTTCTGCTGCGCCAGCGGATATGTACAGTTCAAACGGAACCGTTTCCTGATCTTCTATGCTGGTAAATCCCGTGAACTCCGCGCTGAACTGGGTCTTCCCCTTGTTCGCCGACTGCAGCGTGAAGCCGCCTGTCGACAGGGCGTTGATTATCTTGATGGCGATGAACCCACCCTTCGTCGCGCCGTTCTTGTCGGAATAGTCACCGACATACCAGATGTCGCCGAAGTCGGTATCCTTGAGGTCGACGCGCGGCGTAATCTTAGTGGTGTCGGTGCCGTCGATGTCCGCCGCTGCGATCAGCTTCTTCCCGAGATTATTATTCATCGTCACGAAAGTAGTGGACAGCTTGACGGTCCAGCCGTCGCACTGCGCCAGTTCTTTTGTGTTGCGCGGGCAATTATCGATTCCGTCGCCGTTATCGATTATCGACGGTACCGCCGAAAAGTTGCTGCCGCCATTTGTCGCGCCGAGAATTTTACTATCATCAGGGGCGGTGGAGGGCGCCGCCGGGTTGAACTCGCTGAGAATAACCCCCGCATTCAAGGCAAGTTCCTTAAATGTATTTGTCGGTATCTTGGTAAATTTCATTTCTGCACCTCAGTCCTGTGTAAGGTAATCGGCCGTTATCTGCAGATAGCGGCCTTTGATGTTGTCGTCGGCTTGGTCGGTCTGTGCCTGTGAGAATGGCGAGCCGCGCTGAATCAGCACCGCTCCGCCATCGCACGGAAGATACACTCCTCCGCCGATCGCTGTTGATATCTCCTGCACTTTAGCATTTATGTTTAACTCGCTTTTGCCGTAGTACCAGAGGTTGACCACGATGGGCACGGAACCGTCATCGATTGAGCCAATGTTCGGTTCGTACACCAGATACGGAAAAGCCGTGTCTGCTTCGGCTGCGGCTGGGTACGCCGGGAGGCCGAAGCCCGAGAAGAACGTATACAGCGCTGCTGCCTTCGTCACGGAAGCGTCACCAGCTTTCTGACGTTGTAGCGCTCGAAATCGAACGACGCCACTCGCGGCGCGGCGCTCGGAATGCCTACGACGATGAAGTAGCTGTCGCCATGCTTGAACACATCCTGTTCATCGAGCGACGTGCCCTTCGGGGTTATCACGGTGTCGGTATACTGCACCGTGGCCTGCTGCGCCGCCATTTGCTCGACCGGTGACATATCTTGAAACGCAACCTGTATCTCGATGCCCTCCGTCCATGTGTTGACGATGCCGCCCTCCGGGTCGCGTTCCTTGACCTTGTTCATGATCGTGCAAGGCTCATAAAAGCTTTCGTATAGACTCATAACTTCCTCCATCTCGCAAGCTTGGCCGCGAACACGTTCCTCCATGTCAGAGTCTTCTGCACTCCGCTCCCGCTCGGCGCCGCTTTGCTGTAGCTGTAACCGCCGAAGCTCTCCGACTGGTACGGGCTCGCCACTGTCGCCGCGTTCTGGGCGCTCCATTCCTCGATCTCTTTGGCAATGGCTATGACCGCCGGTGGAACTGCAAGCGCCCAGACGGCCCCGTGGAAGCTCTCAGGGGCTAATTTGTCATCTGCGGTGCCGTACCGGTGAACGCCGTCGTTAAACACGCTCCCGATTATCCGGTAATACTGTCCGTTCTGGAGGAACGGCAGCGTGAGCGCCCCGTCAACGACGGTGTATGTGTCGACGTGCACACCGCCCGGCACGGTGAACCAGTTGCGGAGAAATCCGCATACTTCGTCAAGCGTTTCATTCATGCTGCCGTCCTCCTTTGTTTATCAGCCCATGTATACGCAAGCAAGCTCGGGGTAAATGAGCTTATAACCGTACAGCACGTCCATGGACATTACTTCCTGCTTGGTCTCGGTATTGAAGCCGCGGTACACGCGGACGGAAACACCGTTGTACTCGTCGCTCGCGACATAGGCTTCTACGCCCTTGGGGAGCATCAGCGGGCGGGTGACGAAAGCGATCGCGTTCTGGTGGAATGCGATATTCGCGGTGTAAGCTCCGCCGACAGTGACGGCAGCGTTGTCAGCCGCGGCCTTCTGGAGTGCCGGAGCAATCTCGATGTCCTGATCAGTGGTTTCGAGCGTGCCCGCTCCGGTGACAACGTAGCTGGTGGTGTCACCCGCGATGGTGAAGCGGTCGCCGACCTTGAACGCAGTCGTGAGGCCGTCAACATGAATGCTGGTAGCACCTGCATTGGCCTTGCCATCAATAAGCACTGTGCCGGTCGCGCCGACTGCGTGCTCAATCACGCCCTGCGACATGTAGTTATCAAGGCCGAACAGGCGGCCGATTTCGCCCTCGCGCAGGGTCTGCGGGGTGCCAGCCTCGGAGACGCGAGTCAGGTTCGGGATTTCGGACAGCTTTGCATCTGCCTCAACGTCCCATACTGCGCGGCGGTTGGTGAGCGGTGCCTTGTTCTTGTTGAGATACTTGCGAATCGCAGACAGCGCCGCAAGATCGTTCGGCGTGGTGCCCGCAGTGCCGAGAACGCCCGGAATCTGCGAGTACAGCGCAAGGCCGTCGCGGTTGATCTTCTCGGCCAGGGCTACGGCCGCAGGCTCGATAAAGTCGGTCTGAAGCTTCGCCTCGGTGAGGTTGGTCGCGCCCTCGATTGCGCCCCACTTCACGTCAACGGTTGCGATCTTGTCGAGCTTCACTGCGACGGAGCTCTCCTTCATGTCCTGACGCTGGACAGTGTCTCCGTCCTTGAAACTCTTCGCCTCGAGAACCACCGGCTTCTTAACCTGAATGGTGTCGCCAAGGTCGGAAAAGTCGCTGGAATAGTCTCTGTAACAGAGGTTCGGCAGGACAAGGTTTTCGTGCAGGCGCATGAGCGTCTGACGGGCGATGTTCTGCATGGTGATAAAGGTATTTGCCATTTCTGATCATCCTTTCTTGAGTCCGCGCTGATATGCGAAATATTCAGCGTCGGTCATTTTTGAGAAGTCTTTCTCTTCTCCGCCACCGGGGGGTGTTTCCACACCTGCCCCCTTGTTGATAAATTTGCCTACCAGCCCCGCAAAATCGCCGGTGACGAGGGCGTCGAGTGCAGCGGTGTCCTTGAGCTTTTCACCGTCAAGCTCGGCTGCATCGATCTCCGCTCCCGCTCCGCGCATCGCTATTTCAAGACCCTTGCCGGTGATGCCCTTGCTCTCGAAATACTTGCGCACTGCCGTGGTTTTTGCGGCTTTGGTTTCCTTGGCGGTCTGTGCAGACTTGTAAGTCTCAAAGGCCGAGTGTTCTTCCTCGTACTTTTTCTTGTAACCGCCATCGGCCGCTTTCAGCTCGTCCAATTCCTTCTGAACGCCCGGAAGCTTATCAGCTGCGACTTTATATTCGTCGCGCTGAGTGGTGAGTCCGTTGATGGTCTCGGTGTGGAGCTCGATCACACTGTCGACCTGCTCATCCGTCAGCCCCATTGCTTTGAGGCCTTTTCTTGTGAGTGCCATGTTTATTCTCCTTTTTCGGTTCTTCGGCGGCAGTTCCTCGCCGCAGGAGTGGGCATAAAAAATAAGCCCACAACTTTCGTTGTGAGCTTATTCTAAAATATTCATTTGGCTTTTGTGGCTCATTTTTTAATCGTGGGAAAGCGCGTCCTCCAGAATGGCTTTGAAGGTCTCAATGTGATCCGCAACTGCCGGTTTTATGAAGTGCCGCGGTTTCTGTGGAACGCCAATTCTCCACTCTCCAGTTAACGGGTCTTTATATGCCCAGCGCTTCAATGGCGTTCCGCCGATCTCCGAATATTGTCCCGTACCTAACTCAACGTATAATGCGTACTCATTGTCCGTCCCCAGCGTTACAGACGGTTCATCCGGGTCGACCTGAAATGTGATTGAGTCTCTCAGTACCCCGGTGTCAACAGGGCAAAGTTTCGCCGCATACTCCTGCATTTTCATTCCAATGCGATATAGTCCTCTCAGTAGTTGCTCTTTCGTAGCCGCTTTGACCTGCTCTCGCATATCGCTTATATTAAATTCCCAGCCACAAGAAAAATTGCTCATAATCATTTGCCTCTTTTGTCGTTGACTTTTTCGCCGTAGGTGGTATATAATATACATGCAGTCCCGAAAGGTTCTGCGCCAAGGTTCGCCCCCGCCCCTTATTGGTGGAGGTGGACCTTATTTTTTATATCTAAAAACATTTGTTGCTTTCCCATTGCGGAATACGATTACATCCGCCGAGAACTGGCCGCTTCGCTGCATTCGATATTCGATAGCTTCCTGCAGCTCATCGGCGCGGGCCTCCACCTCCGAGCAGTCCAAGATAACTCCTCCGGGCTTTTCTGCTATCTGCTTCAGTGCGCTGCGGAGAGCGCTGTCTATGGCTTTGGTGCTGGATACAGTCTTTAATTCCCATTGTTTTCCGTCCCACAGGTAATCCGGTGTTTTCTTTTTGTCTGTGTCCAGTTCCCTCAGCAGCTCAATGTTGCCGCCGAAATTGTTGTTCAGCCATTGAGCTACTTTTATCTCCGCCTTATGCTGCCCGCGGTCGTACCCGTCTCCGTATGCGATTCTGCCTGCTTCAGGGCTTGCATAAGCGAGATACTCCGGAAGCACATCGTTGCCGTCCCGCTTCCCGCTCCACACTTCCCACTCATCGTAAGGCATATCCGGGATGACCTCCCATTTGCCTGTTTCCGGGTTCCGGGCTCTGCGCATGGTGGGCTCCCGTTCGAACTGTTTGTCCGTCTCAGTTATGAGGCCGCAGCGGCAATTGTAGATATTCCACCCGCTCGCGCCGAGTGAATGGTCGCCAGGGAACATAAGCTTCTCGCCGCCGACCTCGAACGGCTCGCCGACGGCCCTTATTTGTCCGTCTGCATGGCGGTGCGCCGGACGTGTTCGGGAATCCAGCGTCGCAAGCCATCGCTGCGTGACCTTTATCCCCATGTCTGCCGCGCGTTTGAACGTGTCTGCCCGGCCTCCGTTTTCCGCCGCCGTGACGGCGGTGCGGGCTGTGCGTATCGCGCTCTCGACATTCATGTTGACGAGTCGGTCGCGCAAGTCCTTTGCAATCTTGCGAGTGCTCTTCCCCTGTATGATCCCGCTCGTGACAGCTGCCGTGATCTGTTTACGCCCATACTCCAAATCTATCCCGCGTGCAAGCGCCCGTTTTGCTGGGTAGTACGGCATCAAATCCGGGTGCTCCATTATCAGGCGGCGGATTGTGTCCTCGTCAAGCAGCGTGAAGCTTTTGTATTTATACCTCGTGGCTTTTTCTACCCTGTACGCCGCATAGTTGCGGTTGATCGTGTATATCGTGGGCGTCCTGTCGTTGACGTAAGCCACGGCGGCTTCATTCGCGCGTGTGACACGTTCCGCCAGCTTATCGCGCAGCTCTTCGAAGCGCTTCCCCCGGCCGATATACGCAAGTCTCCACTGTTTGTACTGCTCCGCCGTGATCTTTCCCGCCTCTAACAGCAGCTGCATCTCGCGATCCTTGTCGGCCAGCTTGGCAAAATGCTCGTCTATCGTTTGCATGAGCTCCACGCTCGCAGCCGCAAACGTGCGGCGAATCTCTTTCTCAATTTCAAGCAGTATCTCGTCCGTCAGAACGCGGCCTTCATCCCGCTCCATGTTTTACTCCTCGCCTCCGGCGTTATTGGCCGGGGGATTTTTGTTGTTGCCGGTGCCAAAATCGTTGCCATAGCGGGTGATGTTGTTGTTCTCCATAGCGTCAATCCGTGCCGCGACTTCATCTGCCGAAAGCCACGGCAGCTTCTTTAACGCCAGCTCTTCTCCCACCAGGCCCAGTGCCTCCATGACCATATCCGTTTGCTCTTTCTGGTTGCTGACTCGGTTACGTTTGAAGCTCGGCGTCGCGTCCTCTTCCGATACGCCCTGAAGCGCAAGCAGCGCCACGATACACTCAATGATCTGGAACTCAAAATCGTCCGCCTCCTCGTCCATGGGCTGATAGGCGGCGTCAATGTGGTCATTCGTGGCGCCGGCGGCGATGGTATGCACATCCAGCCCGCCGAAGTCCTCATAGATTCCCGCTCTGATCTCCTGCAGGTATTCTTTCCGGGCTTCATACGGTATCTGCTGGGTGTACGGCTCGGCAGCATCATTCTCGCCGTCGTCATATTCGGAATTTACCGACGCAATGTGCTGCGTCTTCAAGCGGGTGCGGAACTCAGCAAGTGACGCATCGTCCATGCCTCCCGCTCTCTTGACGATCCAGTATATTTCCGCGCAGTCCTGAAGATTGTTCGCGAATCCGGAACGGATGAGGTCAAAGGAATCTATCTGCTCGCGCATACCGACAAGGGTGCTCTGCTTGAGTTCCGAGCCGTAAAGCGGGATTATCGGCAGGACGCCGTTCCAGTTCTCTTCCCCGGCCACCTCGACCTCTCCCGTGGCCTCGACCTTACGTATCGTGATCTTGTAGGCCGTGTATCTATCCCGCTCAGGCGGTATTGCTTCGGGCTGCCTGTCCTTCCGGTATATGAACTTCTTGTAGCCGCGCTCCGTGTAGAGCACGGCGATCAGCGGCTTATCAGCAGCGAGCTGCCAAAAACGGATTCCCGCTCTCACTGCGCCGGTGTCCTCGTCCGGCAGCGGCTTTAACTCGGTGACCGGGAACACATACATCTGGCTGCCGTTCCAGAAGATGAAGCTCCGGCCGTGGATCAGCGCCTTATACGCAGCCTGCTTGATCTTCACATCGGCATTCCTGCCGAGTTTCTTTTTTGTCTCCTCTTTCTCGAACGTTAGGCCGTTGCCCAGAGAGTACATATTCCGCTGCGTGTTCAGCCTGTGGAAAAAGTTGGAGCAGATTTTATTGTTTGCCGCCGTGATATCCACGATACGAACGCCGGTCACATCCATCATGGTCTGGACGTAGTTGCAGATCGTCGTGTTCCGCTTTTTGTCGTATTGATCCGCCGTCAAGGCGATTTCGTACTCTACGCTGGCCTTATGTTCCGCGATTGCACGCTTTACGAAGTCTGCGAGCTCTTCCGGCTTCACAGTCTCGAAGTCCTGATAGGTCAGGAAACTCATAGATATTGCCCTCCAAATATCGTCGAAATGGTTTTGTCTTTACCGTCTTTATACGCACTGCGCAGCAATGGGCGCAGAATCGTGTATGCGAAATACCGGGTGTCGTCCATCGCGTGGTCATTCTCTTTGATGACCGCGTCGGTCGTGGCTTTCTCGTTCCAGCGGTACAGCTTGAACTCCCGCAGGCAGCTCTCGCAGCTCTCGTGAACGGTTATCAGCCCCGCCTTCAGGCACGCCGCCGTGAAGCGGATGCCGTCAAGTACGTCGTTTTTTGCCTTCTTGGTCTGGAATCGTTTCTTTTTCCGGATCAGCGTTATAAATGACGCCGCCGACGGGTCTATTACTACGCAGCTGATCGTCAGGTCGCCCGCCAGCTCTTCAAGCTTGGTGTAGTATTCGTCGTCTGTCAGCTGCTCCCGCTCCTCGCGGCCAGAATAGTAAAACTCCCGCTCCCGCTGCGCTTTCTTTCCGTCCCATGACCATAGCCCTGCCGAAAAGGCGTTGAATGTGCCATAGTCTATCGAGATGAACCAGCGCTGGGGATTCGCCGCGTGCTCGGTCTTGATGTTCGCTTCTGTGAACTCCGTGTAGACAAGCCCCTCGGCCACGCACCACTCGCCGAGGATGAAGCGCTGATAGAACACGCCGCTGTACATCCCCCGGTATCGGGCTTTTGTCTCCTCGCTCAGAGAGAGGTTGTCATCCATCGTGAAATGGAGATAGATCAGATGCTTCCCGCTCTCCTCACCGAGCTTGTCAATCCATTCTTTCTTGAACCAGTGTTCGGGGCTGCCTGGATTGCAATTAAACCAGAACTTTGCGCCTTCGACCGAGCATCGCGCCGTCGCCTGATTGACGAAACTCTCAGGCATCAGCGCTACTTCATCGAACAGCACGCCCGCGAGCGTTATGCCCTGAACCAAGTCCTGGCTGCCCTCATCCTTGCCGCCGAAGATGTAGAAGTAATTTATCACCGCGCCGCGGCGTATCTCGATGTAATTGTCCCCGCGGTGATAGGTATATTTATACCCCCGCGTCCGCAGCATCCGCTGCAGTGGCCTAAGAACATTTCTTCGAAAGCTGCCGATCGTCTTTCCGCACATGCCGAAGGCCTCTTCATGGAACGACGACATTGCCCACATAACGTAGGACAGCGCCATTGACACCGTCTTCCCGCTCCTGATCGCGCCGTCGGCGATGATGCCCTTATAGTCGGAAACCCCGCTCGACGGCATCCACCATGTCAGTACCTGCTGCTGCTTGTGGGAAAACGGTTGAAACTTAAAACCGGCGCTCCTTACGCTTCGTCTTGCCATATTCTCGCCGCCTTCTCATTCAGCGCTTCGAGGAAACCGTCGTCCTCAAGCAGCTCCTGTGTCTCGGTTATGATTTCGCGCCACACTTCCGGCTTGCGGTTCTTCAGCCAAAAGATTATGCCAGCCACATCCGGAGGCATGGTTTTCTCTGTCACCGTGACCTTGGCTGTGCCGTTTTTTATGCCGTTTACGGTGCCCTCTTTCTTGACCTCCGTATACGTGTAGCCGAGAGCGCGCTTCAGCAGCGCGTTCTCGACTTTAATGTCAACAATTTCTTTTCCTTTGGACACTGCCTCGGCAATGTCCGGAAAACGGCGCTTCCAGTCGTAAAAGGTCGATGGAGCGACGCCTATTTTTTTTGCGAGGTCTTCGTCGGTGCAGCCGTCGCGCGCCCAGGCAGCGAGCAGCTCAAGCCCGCTCTCGGTGCGCCACTGCGCATATTTGCCTCTTGTGCCGGGCTTTCCACCGGCTGCCGGTTTCTTTTTTGTGCCGGGCTTCTTCCTGGCTGCGATCGTGGCTCACCTCCTTCTGTCAGCTTTATCAAGCCTCGCATTGCTCCCGCGATATCGCCCGCTCGGAGCTGGCCTTTTATCGTCCTGTACTGCTGTTTTGTAAGCAGATGTTTGTGCCGTTCAAGCACTTGCCACTCATTCATTCAGCAGCACCGCCCGCTCGCCGGTGAATTTCTCCCAGCGGTCGATTATCACGTCGACGTAGTGCGGGTCGAACTCCATGCAGTATGCACGCCGCCCGTTCTGCTCCGCCGCGATGATTGTCGTCCCGCTCCCGGCAAACAGGTCGAGGACGCTGTCCCCGATGTGCGTCGAGCACTGCATCTGGTAGTCGAACAGGCGCACCGGCTTCATCGTCGGGTGATTCTTGCTCTTTATCGGCTTCGGGAACTCAAGCACTGTGGATTGTTTGCGGTTTTTGAAGAAATAGTGACGTGCGCCGTCTTTCCAGCCGTACAAACACGGCTGTGTCTCATCGCCGAGTGGTATTTCATCTTCCTCGATCTCCCGCTCTCCGTATAGGCAAGGCTCGTGTTTCCACTGGAAGTCCTGCCGCCCCATGACGTGCGTATTTTTCACCCAGATCAGGCACTGACGGATCTGGAATTTGCTATCCATGCAGGCCCCGCGGAAGTTATATCCCTCCGAGTCAGCATGCCAAATGTAAAATCCCGCTCCGGGCTTCATAACGGTAGCCGCATTTCGGAACGCCGCCGTGAGGAACTCGCGGAACTTATCCGATGCCATGTGGTCGTTCTTGATCTTCCCGGCTGTGCCCTCGTAGTCCACGTTATACGGCGGGTCGGTCAAGAGTAAATCCATCTGGGCGCCGGCGCACAGCTTTTCCACATCCTCGCGTTTCGTGCTGTCTCCGCACATCAGTCTGTGCCCCCCAGCTGGTACACGTCGCCCGCTCGAGCTTTCGGCTTTTCCGGCAGCTCCGGCACATAATTGTCCTCGACTACCTCGGCGCTCAGTTTGTCCTCGAACCCAAAATCAAAATCGAATCCCGACAGGTCGACCTTTTCAAGCTCGGCTGCGAGTGCGTCCATGTCCCACGGGGACTCCGCCGACTTATTGTCGACGATTCTGAACTGTGCTATCTCTTCTTCGGTCAGATTATCGGCTATAATGCACGGCACAAGCTGGTCTCGCAGCACGTTTGACCGCTGTGCCGCCTGTACGCGCCCGTGTCCGACGATGATGACTCCGTAGGGGTCTATTACTACCGGCTGCTTCCAGCCGTAATTCTCGATGCTGTGGGCAATGTTGGCCAGCTGCGATTCCGGGTGGGTCTTCGCGTTGTTCTCGTATGGCCGCAGCTCATCGAGCCGCTTGTAAACGATGTTCATCTTTTGCATGATCCCGCTCCTTTTTTATGGTCTCCGGATTCTCCGGATTCATTTACCCGCTCGGCAAACCGCCTGCGGGTGTGGAAAATGCCCGTCTGTCCGGGCTGTCAAGCGTCTTTCCGCTTTGCCGCAGAAAAGGAGAGAAGGAAGAGAGGATTATCTGACCTTCTGCGGATATGATATCAAGTTCTTTTGGCTTTCGTGGCTCATTTTTTTCTGCCGTCCACAAGCCCTAAATTTCCGGCAACGGCTTTGAGAAAATCGCGGTGCCATCTTTTTGCCGTCGCCTCAGATATGCCAGGCAGCGCGAGCGCCGCGCCGGGGATGTTGTAGCGAATGCGCGACCAGTATATCAGCCTGACCAGTTCGAGCCGTTCGTCCGCATCCGCGCAGCTGTCGCGCGTCGTCTGGATTGCTTTCTCGATCGCGCGCCGCTCCGCCGGACGCTGGTTGTCCGGATACCGGTAAAGGGTCTTTTTCACGTATCCCCACCAATCGTATCTGGGTTTGCTCATCTCCCCGCCCTCCTGTCAAAGCTTGTCCAGCGCGGCGAGGTCGAGGAAGGTCTGTCGCGTGAAGCCGTAGTCCTTCGGTGCCGGTGCCGGTTCTTCCTGCCGCCTGATCTCCTCGCGGGTCTTCGGCGGGGCGTTCAGCTCCGCGCGCAGCCGCGCCCGCTCTTCCGGCGAGCGCTTGTCTTTCACTCTGTCGTACTCGATTTCTGTCAGCTCTCCGCGGAAATCACACAGGCCGCACTTGCCCCGGCCTCCGCGCTGGCGTTCGAGTGGCACGTCATGCAGGCGGTACAGCGTGTTTAGCTTCCTATAGCAATCTGCGCAAAGGTGATTAAACCATGTTGCTTTTGTTCTTCATGTCTCGCTCCTTTCTGCGGCGGGCTCTCCGTCGCTGCTGCTTATGTCTGCTTCTTTCTTCTCCGGCAGGATGTAACGGATGTACTGAGGTGCGCCGCGCTTATACTCTGCGCGCTGGATAAGCTTGCAGTTACGGGGCACTCTAATCTCGGCGTCGCTCACGGCTACGCGGTCTTTCGGCTGCGGGCGGATGAGATTGCGGGACGATACGAACTTCTTTGCGTTGAGCGTCCCGCGCACCTGAGCTATCAGGTACTCGGCTATCGGCATATAATCCTCCTGCTTGCTCAGGGGCTTGCAGTACGTGCCGCCGCGTCCCCACTTCATGCGGACGATGTGCTCGCATGAGGCCGGGACTATCAGGTGATGATGAACGCGCACGGTCTCCTTTGTGTCGCCGTCCATGTCGGATGTAATCGCTACGTACTTTAGCTCATCGGCGCGGCCTTCCTTTTCGAGGGCGCGCTTCACCCTGCGGAGATAGTTCTCCATCTCCTGGGCGGCAGCTTCACGGATGCAGCGCAGTTGATCCTCTTCGGGCAGACTGTCGTAATCCGGGGCGGCTTTCCGGGCAGAGCGTTCGAGCTTCTTGTATGATGCATTGGAGTAGTCAATGCCAAGAAGGATATCTCCGTGTGTAAAGTTTGCATTAATAAGACGGGCAAGGCGCTTCTTTGTGGAGTATTCATTCTGCTCCTGCTTCTTGATGCTGGATTCTTCCTTGCGTCTGTTGCGCCGGGTGCGATCACCGAGAACGAAGTACTTCGTCTTCTCGCCGACCTGCCCGGCTTCGTATGTTCTGACTACCCAGTATCCGTCCTTCATGGTGCGCTCCTCTTCTCTCTATTAAAGAATGGCGGATTACTTAGGCTCTTACCGAGCTCGCAAACGCGCGTGCGCGCGCGTTTGCTTTTTCAATATCCTCCGCCTCAAAACGGTGCGGTTTTATAGTGATTGTGCTGTTATTCCCCGTGGAACTTTGTGCATTCTGCCTCTTGATTTTTGTACGTACATTGTCGTACAAAAAGGGCACATCAGAAATATGTGTAGCCCGCCACGGGCAGAAAGGAAATTTCAATGAATAGATATTCTTACTCCGAGCTTCTTGAAGCCGTCAAAGCAAATGCGACCCCCGACAATGTGGACGCACTCGGTGAGTGGTTCGAGCAGTACGGCGACCGGTACTGGAACGGCGAGTTCTTCGATGCCGACGGCTTGCGCCTCTTCCCGGTTTATGTAGAAGTCGACGAAGATCAGTTCGAGATCACGGGATATGAGGTGAGATAATGGCTAAAACAGAACGCCTTGAAATTCGGCTCACTCCCGAGCTCAAAGAGCAGCTTCAAGCCGCAGCCGAAGCTGAGAACCGCACGATCACGAACTATGTCGAAAACCTTATAAAGCTGGCTCTGGAGAAGGAGGCTTGACGCCCTCCTTCTTTTTTGTCGTTCGTTCAAAGTGGGCTCTAAGGCGCTGCCGATCCGCGGCAGCACCTTACAATCTACTTTGGCTTTTCGGAGGGCGGGCGCGTTATGCTCCCGCTCCTCCGTCAGATGGTGTTACTCTCTTGTTCCATGCCTCGGTTGCTTCTGCGTCGCTGGAATATCTGTGCGACATTGGGTAGCAGTTGCTTTGTGCATAGCATGAGGTGCACTCCACGAATGATTCTTCTGCTTTGTGTCGAAGTCTCGCTTCTCCTCCGCAGAACGGGCAGGGTTTTAATTCAGGCATCTATTCATACCCCCAGCTTATCCATTATTGCCGCAAGCTCGCACGTTGCTTCGTTAAGTGCCCTGAGCTGATTAGCAAGAACGTCTCGGAAGCACGTCGGGGGCTCTGCCTCATCTCTGTCGGTGATGCTTACACCAAACATGTGAACATTTATCTTTTGTGCCATGTTCAGAATTTCTTGTGCCATGTTATCGCCCTGAGTCATCATGCCTGAAAGCTGCATTCCAGTCGCCTGAATGCCCGGTGCCGCACAACTAACGCTATTTCTGTTGTCTTCGCAACTCATCATTTTATTCTCCTCCATTCTGAACAGCCGCTGCCGTAACATCTTTTATGTTTTGTCATTGTCTGTCTCCTCCACATAGCACCAGCTTTGCGGCGGGCTGGTAAGCGGCTTAGTCAAACAGTTTTCGCACCATTCAGGTTCTCCGGTTTTCATACATCCCCAACCGCCTTGCAGCCATCCGCCGTGCCTTGCAACATATTCCGGCTGTCCGGCGCGGAACCTATGCTTGCACGCTTTGATTGCTGCCTTGTCCTCTACGCGAAACTTGCTCAGCTCCAGCGGATTGTCGTAGATTTTTAAGTCAAGTATGTGCCAGCCGTAACCGACCTTCGATTGCAGATATTCGTGCATATCTTTGAGGGTAAGGCACGACTGCCGCGCCACATCGTTTGTTGTCGGCCGACCCTCACCCTTGACATAGTAGCTGCCGCCGGGTGAGCGCGTTTCCAGCTCATAGATGCGGTCGCAGATAAACTCACCGATGACCTTGCCGCCGCCGTAAAACTGTGGCTTCGGATAATCCGCTTCAATGAAGTCCTCATGCGGGTACCTGGGTAGTGTGCAGTAGATGTAGCACTTAAACGGCGTTTCCAGCTTCGGGCGCGTTTTCCGTACCTCAATTTTCTTTTCGCCGTTCGCGATCTTCACGCACCACTCCGGACGTATGCTGATTAAAACCGCTTTCATCCACCTGCCTCCAGATCCATCTTCGCGCCGCAGGTAGGACAATAGCGATATACTCCGTGCGGCATGCCGAAGTTATCTCCGCACTTACTGCAAAATCGTGATATCCCCATCAGGAACGGCTTCTCAATCCAGCATCCATGCACCACCGGCGCGACATCAGCAGCAGGAAGTTCTCGAACAGAGTGCGAACATTTAAGGACAGCAATCTGTTCCTTGCCGGACGGGTCTGTCTCGAACAGAACGTCGCTTATAACTCGAAGCGCTTCTTCTTTTTTGATATATTCATCCATTATCAGTTACCTCCAAATCCATCTTCGCCCCACAGTTGGGGCAGTATTTCATCTGTGCAGCAAATCCAATTTCGCAAGCAGAACAGTACCAAATATCCCCCGCGGCCTGACTGTGGAACGGAACCCATCGGCCATTGGCGTTCTCCTTGTCCTCAAAGCGTTTGAGGAATTCGCGCAGCTCCGCGCATACCCACCCCGCAAGATAGAGAAGTGCTAACACGCCCTCCATGCTATCGGTTCCGCCATACAGCCAATCCACCATTGCAAACATAACATCCTCATCAGACATGGTTTCTGGAATCTCGTCTGGTTCCATATATCGGCATATAAGCTTTCGCATTAAATCAAGCAGGGCGATGTCTGTACCGTTCTCTCCGTATCCGCGCACCCACGTTTTGCCGTCTTTGGCATAGAACAGATTCAGCGACTGTTCTAAATTGCCTTGTGGAGTATTTGTCGTAAGTCTCATGTTGTTTTCCTTTCTCCGTGCGAACAAAAATCATCAAGCTCCATACGAACACCAAGTCTGCAACAAATTATGTATTTATTGTCAACTGACATAATGCCGCTCGTACAGTTCTCACATCGCACTACCGGGGCCACGTCGGCGGCGGGGGCATCTTTTATTGCTTCCGCAGGGATAATGAGACGGTAATTATTGTCGTATTCTGCACGCTCCAATAATGTTTCCCGCTCGATGTATTCAGCCATTTTCAGCCCTCCAAATCCATCTTCGCCCCACAGTTGGGGCAGTATTTCATCTGTGCAGCAAATCCAATTTCGCAAGCAGAGCAGTACCAAATATTCCCCGCGGCTTGACTGTGGAACGGAACCCAGCGTCCATGCGTTAGCGGTTCAGCATCCGCCACCGGCGCGCTGCGTATGATCTTCTTCAACACACTCTTCGTGCTCGGGGTTATCCTCGGCGCGGCGTCTATCGCCCGCTCCAATGCTTTGGCTTCGTAGTATATAGGCATGGTCAATCCTCCACTTCGTTTCCCCATGCGGTCCAGCCGAGGAATTGTTCTCTCGCAAAAATCTCTATGCGAGGCTCATAACTCACCAGCTCAATCATCCGACGCATCTCTTCCGGTTTTCGGCTGTGAATTGTTTTTGGCGCGAAAAATCCGGTAACACCTTGGCATCGTCCGCCTTCTTCCGTTCGCTTGTATGGCAGGCGCTTCTTTGTCGTTGCGAAAATGCAATGCTCTGTGGAGCCGCGGTAATACTGTCCAAGCCCTTGACGGTCTTTCATCCACGTTACCACTGTTACATACTCAAAGCCCCACGTTTTCACGCACTCAATGGCGGCTGGTAGATAATTGTTTGTTGCCCAGCAGTACAGGTGGCATCCGTCAGGGTCTGCGAGCCGGGCAATCGGCAGCGCCTTAATTTCAGCAACAGACATCAGGTTGTAGTGCCGGTCTGCGCCGCGCTTGATTTTGCCGCCGCCCCGTTCTGGCCACGGCGGATCTATGTAGATTGTGCGGAATAGTTTATCCGGGAATGGCTTGATATCAGTCACGGTTCATCCTCCTCAATCTCGAACTGCCCCGGCAGAACGCCGTCCTCCATCCACCAGTGGTAGACATCGACACCGGTCTGCCAATCGCAGGACAACCCACGTTCCCGCCGCCGCTCCAGCATCCGCTCAAATGCTCGGATATATGCAGCTTTGATTTTGGGGTAGCGGGCAAATTCCATTTTCCGCATCGCCGTACCAGCCATCGGACATCCGACGCAGCCAACACGGCGGAAGCCCTCGCAGTACAGCGGATTCATTTCAATTTTTTCGGCGGAGGCGTAGGCCCATATATCGGTATCTGACCAGTCGATGATCGGATTGACCACCCGCTTGCCCTTGAGTTGACACGACTCCAGCAAGCGCCGGTCCTCGTCGTTATCGTTGGATAAGATCAGCTTTTTTGCCGGGTCGTGATGCAGGACTTCCAGTGCGCCACGTCGTCTCCTGGTCGTCGACTCTGCCCAACGAACTCCG